GAACCTTTTAAATCGTAATCATCACCAATCTTATTTAAAGGTATGACGTCTATTACTTTCTCTATTGACATTTCATCAATTCCGTTCTTAGACATATCAGTAAGGAAGAAACCTGGAGCGATTGCATTTACAGTAATATTAAATCTGCCCCACTCACATGCTAACGATTTAGTAAAAGAATTCAATGCACCTTTACTGGTATTATATCCTAAAATTGGTAATTTATAATCAGTTCCCCTTAATCCAGTAATACTGCTAATATTAATTATTTTTCCGTAGTTTTGAGGAATCATATATTTCACACCAATTAATTGTGTTAATAAAAATACAGATCTTAGATTTATCGACATTACATAATCTAAATAATCAATTGGTGTTTCTTCTATAGGTGCTTGATAACTAACTGCTGCATTATTAACTAGTATATCAATTTTTTCGATACCTATACTGTTAAATTTTTCTAATAATTTATTAGCGAACCCTTCTTCAAACAGATCTTGGCAGACAGTAACTACATTAAGATTTTTATTTAAAAAATATTCTTTAGCAGTGTCTAGAGTATTTTGAGTTTTAGCAATAACTATAACCAATGCACCTTGTTCTGCAAGTGCTTCAACAATTTGCATTCCTAGTCCTCTACTGCCTCCAGTGACTATTGCAGTCTTTCCTTGCAGATTAAAAAGATTTTGAACAATCATAATTCAGTATTTAGATTATTCAATAATTGCCTAACCTTGGTGCTGTCAGTTGTTGCTTTAGGTCTAGGAATAGGCGCACCGGACTGAGGATCATCAGTTAATGTACTGGTTCTATTTTTAATTTGATCAATAATACTGCGACCAGTAGACGTTGATTGAGATTCTTCGACATCATCTAAATCTCTAATTCTTAGACAATTAACATCAAACTCTAAGTCTATTTTTTGTCCTACACCACTACTGCTACGAGTCTTCATTAGTTGTATTTGGTATCGACCACGCTCACGCATAGCACGACTAGTAAAAATACCGAATACATTATCCGCTGTTTGAATCTTACTCAGTCCGCCTGAAATATGACTGTGATCAAACTCTACTTCTTCAACTGCGCCACGATTCAACTGTGCGGCAGTTACTAATACTATATTTCTTTCTACAGCAAAGTTCCTTAGTTCCTCAGAAACATATTTGTCTTTGATAAAAAGATTTTCTGCACTAATTCTTTTACTGATTGGCATTAACAAATCGAGATAATCTACTAAAACTACATCTAGTTTCTTGTCAGTTTTAATTTCAAATTCTTTAACATAAGACCGTATGTCGTTGACATTTTTTCCTGAAGGAATATATTTGACTTGTAACGCACCGGACTTTTTACCTATGACTTTGACTTTCATTTCAACATCGTCAATTTGTTTAAAAATTTCTCTCGTTGGAACATCAGTCAACATAGAATCAATACGCATAGAAACTAGTTCTTCGCTAAGTTCTAATGTAAGATATAGCACATTTAATCCGGCTAACGCCCAGTTGCATCCTAAGTTTGCTAAGAACAAACTCTTTCCGCCTCCGCTGGCTGCTGCAAAAATGTTTAGTTCCCCTCTGTTCATACCTCCAAACAGTTTATCATCAACACTTTTCCATCCTGTACTGACCTGACCGTTTTTGTCTTTAATTTTCATTAATCTAGACCTAGGGTCTGCAAAATAATTAGTACCCATGTCTTTAGTAAGACCAATCTGTACAGCTTTTTTAATCATGTCCTCAACTGGCCCGTACTCGCCTTTTTCTAACATGTCTGCAGATTCAAGTATGGCTTTTTCTAAACTCTTGTGTCTTACAAAAGTTTCAAAATCATTCATTAGCCAATCATAATGTTCAGCTTTTAGGTTAGCGTGTTCCCCGAACACCTGTGACGTAGCAGCATTTACAATGCTCACAGTTGGCATGACTCTATGTTCTTCAACATAGTCGTTGATAAACTTTGCAGATGTTTGAAGTTTCTTATCAAAAAGATCTGGATTCCATATACCCTGGCATCTTACAAAAGTTTCTGCATCTTGTAACATCATTTCAATGTACAATCTTTGTACATCAAAACCGTAATCTGAATTTTGTCTTGTCATATTTTATATATTTTAATTAAACACTTTTACTTTATATTTCTTTTCAAAATCCATTCCGTCTACTATATCGTTTACTATTGGTTCGCCTTTAATATTAAGACTAGTGTTTAACAAAATAGGACATCCAGTTTTTTTATACCAAGTTTCTAATAAAGCTCTAGCTAACGGAGCTTCAGAACCTACTGTTTGAACTCTACTAGTGCCATCTTTGTGTATAATAGCTGGAAACTTATCTGGAAATTTACATTTAGCAGTAAATTGCATGTATGGACTAGATTGAACTGGCATGTCAAAATATTCGGCAGCATGTTCTTCCAACACCATTGGGGCAAACGGTCTAAAGTGCTGTCGTTGTTTAATGTCGTTGACTAATTCCTTTGTTTGTTTGTCTCTTGGATCTGCTATTAAACTTCTGTTACCTAACGCTCTAGGACCAAATTCAGCCCGACCTCTAGCAACGCCGCAGAGTTTGTTTTTAATCAAATAATCTACTATTTGATCGTTAGTTGCCCTTGGTTCAATATTAAACCCAAGGAATGCCCCTGGCCAGTCAATATGTATTTTCTTATCAGCTAAAACTGCACCAATTGCACTACCTGCATCGCCCGGATTCGGCATAATCCAAACATTTTTGTAAAAGTCTTTAAGCAGATGATTGGCTGAACAATTTAATGCACAACCTCCCATGAATACTATATTTTCATTTGGTGCTATATTCCGAACTTGTTTTAGAATTCTTTTTAGATGATATTCGTATACTGATTGAACTCCGGCTGCTATATCAAAATAATGATCTATACTTGTGTCCGGTAGCCAATCAAGACATCCTCGATGAAGATTTCTTTTTAACCTTGGCCATCCGGAGTTATCGACATAGAAAAAATCATTATTAATTCGATCAAAGTACCTGTTAGGATTACCCCATGCAGCCATGCCCATTAAAATATATTCGTCTTCGTTTGGCTTTAGTCCCAATCGTTGCGTCATAGCTGAATACCAAAGTCCGATACTATGAGGATATCGTTGACTATAAACTTTTGAAAGATTTTTACCTTGCCCCTTCCATACAGTCAAACATTCCCATTCGCCTATTGCATCAATCACTAACACAGTGGCGGAATCAAAATTACTAGTGTAATACCCAGCAGCAGCATGACTTTCATGATGTTTTTTATATCTTATAGGAGCATCAATTTTATAGTTTTTTAAGTATTTTTTAATATTATTATTTTTAAATCCTTGCCCTGCATACAACTGTCTGATTGTTTTTGATAGGGGTTTTTCATACCAAACTATACGATCAGGCTCGCCGTAAGTTGCTTCAGCATGGATTACTAGTCTATCGCATAGATGCGGATCATTTTTTACACGACTAAATCTTTCGCTATGACTAGCAAATTTTAATTCATTATTATCAAATACTGCTAATGCAGCGTCGTGGCTATTTGCAGAGATACCCCAAGTAATCATCTTTTTTCTATTTCCTTCAAAATTAACTTTTTTTTGTCATCGCTATATTGAGTCCACGACGAGATTTCTTTCAAAGTTCTTTTACAACCTTCACAGTATTGAGTTTTTGAGTCAATACGACAAACTCTAGTACAAGGACTTTTAATCATTTGTAAATGAACGGATCCCTTGCTTTAATCTCTTTCATACGATTTTTTATTCGTCTGTGTTCTTTCCACATATGATATGGAGTTAATAATAGATATAATATTTTTTTCATTGTTCAGTCCTTAACCAAGATTTTAACTTTAATTGTATTTTCAGAGGCATTGATTCTGTAGATTTAATAATGCTCCAAAGTGTATATATCCTTCCGTAATGCCGAATCGCATCGTTAACGTCTTTGATACCTTCGGCCCACTCTGGCATACTCACTGACCAACCAAAATCTACAGCTTGTTCAATTAATTTTTTTCCGGACGTATCTCTATCTGGAACTACAATAACTTGTTTTTGTAATTGATTAATCAACAGTCTCTGTGTCTTATTAACCTCACTACCAGTAATAGCAACTCCTCCAATACTAATAGCATCCATTGGTCCTTCTAAAACTATTACACACTTTCTATTGGCTGTTTGTTGATCTAAATTAAAAACAAATCCAGGTTGTTGTTCTGATAGATATTTAGGTTTACCTTCTTTTATTTTGCGGCCAGTCCACCCTACTATTCTTCCTTGAAGGTAATATGGAATTATTAGACGTTCGTCAAATCCCGATTCATCACACCAATGAAAATTGTAATCTTCTAGATATAGATGTCTTGACTGTAAGTACTCTATTACAGCTACTAACTTATCTGGTATTTGGCTTTCTTCTAAATAAGAAGAAATTGGTCTAGCATTTTTAGGTAGTGCTACATCATAAAACGTAGGAATTAAAGATCTAGTTTCTGCCTCTGGACCTTGTTCTTTTAATCTTAAAGCTTCGAATACACATTTGGTAATGAGATCGTCTGGGGCATTTAACCATTTAAGAAATTTTTTGAACTTTACTGATAGGGTTCTTCCCGGAACCCAGCTAGCTTTAAATCCGCAATTAAAACAATGGTAGCTAACTCCTTCACCAACATTGATTCCGCCGCGTTGCCGTGTGTCTGCGCTGTTGCCATTATGGTGACAACAGACTGCGTTGAAACTAGTCCAACCACTAGGTGTAGATTTTTTCTTTACCGGTAAATGTGTTTTTACGGTCTCAATAATTAGACTCATAGTGTAGAGTTTACACTCTTACAACTACCTTGTCAATTGATCCGGTGTTATTTGTGTCTCGAAGATACTTAACTCTTACCCAATTAACATTGTTTGAATAATCAGAACCGCTGTAGATTTTTGATAAACCAACTGTACTTACATCAACGGGAAAGGTTTCTACATCTCTCCAGATGGTGGAGTGATTAACTATTGCGTCCTCAGTAAACTGTACTGTAACATCGGCGCTGAGACTTAAAAAATCAAAATCTAATCGTATTTCAATCTCTGTAACAACATTGTTGCCAGAACTAGCTTCTACAGCTTCGCTAGTAAAAGTTTTTCGTTGTACAGTATAATCAGCATCTTGGATATCTAAAAACTTATCTATAATTTTTGGAGCTATGGTTTTGATTAGCACAGTATCATACAATTCTACGTGCCCAGATGCATCAAATTGAGTATCCCCGTATAGCAAGTACTTTTCGTTGTCTATTAATTCGTAAATTGAAAATTTTAAAAATTGTGGAGTTATGTGTTCTAGCTCTGTATCTGGTATAGTTACTGTTGCTAGTCCTTTTGAAGGCGAAGGTACAATATTAGTACTGTAAATCTCCTGTCCTAGTAGATCTAATAGTACAAATTTGATATCTCTATCCGCAATATCTATGCGCTTTTGATCAGCGTTTTTAACGTCTAATGTTAACTTATTATGTACGCCTTTATAAATTTTGATATTTCTTTGATACACGATGCGCCACTCCACAGGTAAAGGTTCTTCGTTAGAAGAAATTATATCGATCCTATTTGGATATAAATATGTTGAAATTTTCTGCATGATGTATTTATGGTAAAATTAAGAGAAAACATAGAGAAAAATTTACCTTTTATTAGTGTCCTAAACTACGGGGAAAACGAGTATATTGGTATCATTATTAACCAAGATCAGTACGTAACAAGCTTTTACGATCTGGGGATGATCGTCGACCCTGCGGAGCGAACTAGTTTTTTAGAAATGGGCGAAATTTGGTGGTGGGAAAGTAATAGACAGATTCCTATAAACATCTTTTTAAAAGAAGAAATGGATCCGTTTAAACATGCCATTAAAACGTTTAACAGCAAAGATGTACGTGTGGTGTTAGGCCCAGTAGTTAATCTTTTAAACTTATCATTTAAAAGAATAAAAAGAAAAAGTGTTCAGCTTGTTCGAAAAAAGTAATTATTTTACTTTAGAAGTCGTACTTGCGCCAAGTTTTTTTAGTGTCACAATAGGGGTATTTAAGTATCTCCAGCTAACAAAGTTAGAACCAATAGCCTTGTCTGCAGGCTTAACTTCTGTAGCCCGTGTACCAGAAATTAATAAGTTTGCATGATCCGGAGTAAGTGCGTAAGCATGAGCTCCTTTACTCCATTTTCCAGTTACATCGCTGTATTTTGTATCTTTATCTTCGTGAAGTTTTACTAACCCCTCAGAAAAGTCAATACTAGGTAGTTTTCCTATAATGTGTGCATCAGATTCTAAAATTATTATAGGTTGATTTATTTTAACACAATGTTTCCATAATTCCCAATGACTCATAAAACATCCTTGGGCACCTGGTCGGCGATAAATTTTTGTATTTGGATTTAATGATAAATTTTCTTTTTGGAAATCACTAGGCGATAAGAATTTGCCGTCAATTGCCCAAAATACTTCAACATCCCATGCCCACTGCTTTGCAGTACGTTGACAATTATCTAATTGTCTTAAGGCATTAGAATTATTCTTGAGGGTTATTATAAATGCTTTCACAGATTAAATTCATATGTACTACAACTGCCATTGCATAAGATATTGCATGACTCTTTTTAAAATAATAATCGTTAGTTGACGGTTTTATCCAAACTTCACTCATAACAGTATTCCAATCTTTTCCAATAAGATATCTCTTAGCCGGTCTAATGATTGCTAACACTGCGGCCAATTGTTCTATTGAGCTAGGTTTCATTGCTCTTAGAATATCTCCGTGACCGTTTACATGAAACAATAAATCTGTAAAATCGTCCTGTTCTAGGAGTTCCCATACAGGCTCAGTTTCCATCAATTTATTAAGATGCTCTTCATTTTTAATATCTTTATAGATACCAACATTTAAAAAATCAATTTTAAAATATCCTCGATCTTCAGCTTCTTTATACTCAATCGTAGATATTCTCGTTACAGGATTGTACGGAATAGAAGTACAATATATACCGGTGTTATGCTTTTTTAAAGTATGATCTTTTTCTTTTATTGAAGATGCAATATGTTCAAAATAAGAAAGAGCAAGATCTCTATCTGCAAAGTCAATGTCAATATCTGGCATTAGTGAATTATTTCAGACTCAAATAACATTAATGGGAGAGTATCTGTTAAAAATGCTGCATAATCTTCAGCATCTTCTCCATCTTCAAACCCTTCAAATCTTACATAGACCGAGTTATCCTCTTCAGACAACAACACTTCAACTTTCAATGGTACTGTTTTAGTAACTGCTATTTCGCTCATAGTTGGGACTCCTCGATAAGTGTTTTTACGAATTGAACATCGCTTGAATTTCTTTTGAATTTATTAACCCAAAACTCCGGGTTAATAATTGCGTTGACATAAGTTAGTTGCTCATCATTAAATTTTGCCAGCATATCTCTACCGCTTTTAGATTGTAATATTAGCCAGGGGCTAATCTTTCCGTCTTTCAAATCAAACATAGCCTTATTGATATTCACGTAGTTAAAATAATGATTCCAAACTGAGCTGTTTTCGTTAGCCCAGGCTGTCATGTATTTAATAGATCTTTCCAAAGCAGTCTCAACAGACTCTGTTTTTATAAGATTTACTACATATTGTTCGTATAATTCGTCTCTGCACCAGTGATCTAGTTTAACGCCGCTAGTTATTACATAGTCTATGAATTTTTCAGGGTACAGTGGATTTACATTACTTACAAAACTACCAAATTTTATAAACGCATTATAGTAGGGACTACGTGCAAACTCGTCGTATGTTTTATTTCCTGATTTTTTTTGTGTTATTTGATAAAACCTTACAAAGGTCAAATATCCCATCTGTACATGTTTTTCGGCTACTGCAAGATGACGTCTCTTTTGTTCACATACATGTACGGCCAGGGTCTTTTCTTTAGTAAATTTATGATTACAATACTGGCAAGTATACATGTTGATTAATTCTTCGAACATATTATTTAAACAGTTGCTTAATTACAGAATCTTCGTATCCGTGTTGTTCTGCAAGTTTTTTGCAATCTGAATCGGACATTAATTGCGATAATAATTCAAGTTCATCTTGTTTTTTACTAGGATATAGTTTTTCTAAAAATTTAATTTTCTTATTACTTCCAGTTTTCTTTTTATTTCCGATCCATTCATGATAATGAACTTTACTGTCTTTTAGACTGCACATACATAACAGTCTCCATAAGAGTTTAGGATGTTTTTGTAAGGTATTCCAATGCTTATTAAAATATTCATTAACAGTTAGTACGAAATGTTCTTGATGATTTCGATTATTTGATTTTACATTACTAACATATCTATTCAAAAGAAAAAACTCGCCCTTAAGAGATTTTTTCTGTTCGTCAGTTAAGCTATCCCAAAGATCTGTAGCATAAAGATCAACTGCTGCTAATTTTTCTTTCAACTCAATTTTTTCACTCATTTTGGATCATCCACTGTAAGTCTGTACATAAGTTTAACACGATCACAGGCTCTTTGTAAAGTAGGATTGGTCTTCGCAGCGTATCTAATTTCATTCCATAATATATGGTCCTGCAAATCAATTTCGCCGTCACTTTTAATTTGATCTCTTTTTAAGTTTCCAAAATTTCTTTGATAGACAGTTTTACCGCCATCTGGACTTTCATAAATTTTAGTCATAATATTTTATCAAGTTGAATTAATTCACTTTGTCTACTAATTTCTTTCACAAAGTAGACACATTGTGGTCCCTTACCACCATCTATTGGCGTAGCTAGTAGTTGTCCAGATTTCATCTTAGGAAAATACCATTTTACATCATTATAAAAATTTACAATTTCTATTTTATAAAAATCCATTTTAAAACTACTTAACGGATTGAAGCAGAATGCCTCAAATCCTCGATCATTAAGACTAGTAAGTGGTAATACTTCTAAGTCACATCCGCTTTGACTATCTCCTACTACTATTGACCAATCTATAGGCATAGCAATTTCTTTATTGTTAATTTTTAATACCATTGCTGGACTATTAAAACTTTCTAAAAAAATTAAAGGTATAAAAAAGAAATCTGGATCTGAGGGATTACTGTTATCTAAAACAGCGAATCTCATATTGTCATCTACTTCATCCGGAAGATTGTTAAGGTCGTAAGCTTCATCATTAATTGTTAGTATTTGCATTTTATTTCCAATCTATTTTCTCAACCTTGAACGGATACTTAGCTTCTTTATAAAACTTTTTTCTCTCTGTAAGGTGTTTCTTTGCGTATTTGCAGGTGCTTGTGATATCCCATATTTCGACGAAGTCCTTGTCTGCTGCTTTCCGAATTCCTCGTCCAATACTTTGTATAACCCTAACAAAGCTTTTTCCGGGCTCCAAAAGAACCAGATTAAAAATCCTAGGGATATTAATACCCACAGCGGCCACACCGTAAGTCGCCACAATAATCTTGTTATCACTTGTTTTAATTTCATCATATTCTTCTTTTCTATCTTTTGTTTTTACTTCACCAGAAATAAAAACAGAATCTTCTAATTCGTTTACTAAAAATTTTCCAGAATCAATACGATTAACTAAAACTAGTGTGTTACCAGTTAGACTAATTGTCTTGATTAATTTACTAATGTATAGCATTCTATCTTCGTCAGTAACTAGGTATTTTGTTTCGTCTGCATAACTACCAAATTCTGGAAGATCAATTAGTTGAATAACGTTTACTTGACAGTTGCTTAACACTCCCTTTTCTTGTAATTCATGTGCTTTGATACCGCCAACTACAGGACCTATGCTGGCAAAAATTTGTTCACTTTCAAATTGTTCCTTTGGAACTGTCCCCGTTAATCCCCAACGTATACACGCATTATTTAGGTTCTGTGTTAATAATTTTTTAAGTACATCGGCTTTTGCCATGTGTACTTCGTCTACAATGACTGTCTTGACTTCGTCTAAAAATTCTGCCAATGTTAATAAATCGTGTTCTTGATTTTTACTTTTTTTATCTAAGATGTTTAAACTTTGCCATGTGCATATTGTATGAGTCTTACCTAAGTCTTTTCGATCTCCGTAATATACACCTACGTCTAATCCTACGTTAACAAAGTCTTCTTCTGTTTGTTCTACAAGACTTTTATTAGGTACAATAGTAATTGTTCGACCAAGTGATTCACACAATTGACTAAGAGTCGCTGTAGTAATAGTTTTGCCAGCACCAGTTGCAATCTCTTGTAAACTTTGTGGATTTTCTAAAAATGTGTTAATAGCATCAACTTGATAGTCACGTAATAAAATAGGTTTACCTGCATCTGGGTGTCCCTTTGGCCAGACTTTTCCTTGATCGGCCCAGTATGTTTCTGTTACCTTAGTGAATGCTAGATTAGCTGGCTGTCGTTCGTCCTCAACCTCGCTAATATCTATATTAAAGTTTGATAATACTTCGACTATTTTTTCTAATTGATTAAGATAGCCTGATCCGCCAATACCAAATAAACTTACAGATCCGTCCCAACGTCCTAAGCGGTATGAAGGTCGATATCTTGCAGTAGGGTCTTCATACTTAAATGTATTTGCCAGTTTACGTCTTGCTTCAATTGGCAACCCTTCTAACTTGATATTCACCTCATCTTTGATAATTAATTTGCATGATGTCATATAAAAACATTATATTACTTTTTTTGTAATAAGTCAAATCTTTAATCTTAAAATTGGTAAGCCTTGAGCTATTTCTTCCGTAGTCCATTCGGTATGACAAAACTTTTCTAACCATTCATCTCTTCTTGGTCTTATTGGATTTACTACAGTTGAAAGATCTAAGTTCCCTACTGGAGCAGCTAGACTAGTACTGTCAACAAATGCCGGAACTCCATTGATAATACTTAAAATTCCAGTGTTCGATGAGGGGTTTATCACTGCCCATGCGTTTTTTAGATCCTGATCAAAATTAAAGTCATCATAGGTACCTGATATTTTCTTAGGCAAATTTATTTTTACATCTTTGTAAGAAAAATTTGCAGCCCAATGCCAGTCACGGGGATGAGGTCTCACTACAATAGGCATATCTGTATATTGTTTGACCTCTGAAATAGTGTTTCTTAACCAAATTTCAGGGTTGGGAAATTTTTTCCATTGTTCACTTTTAGTATGTTGACCACAAATTAAAATATATTTTCCATTCATGGTCCATGCCAATAATTTTATCCCTAGTTGTTTTGATCTATTAGGTATAAGATCCTGAGAGTCACCAAAAAATCCTAAATTATTCACATGATCGAGACCTACTCTCCATGTTCGGCCTCGATCAATACATCCCACTTCTAAAACAATAATTTTTTTTCCTATTTTTTTTGCCTGATTCCAAACTTCTAAATTAGAACGCATCCTACCGTGCCATAACACTGACCATATCACATAGTAATCTGCTGAAAAATCGTGGTATGTCACAGTATGACCTAGTTTTTTTGCACCAATAGCAAAGGCTTCAAACACTGACTTTGAGTTCAATGCACCGTATTGATTAAAAATTGAGATAGTCGCCATAAACTAAATATTATAATAGTATTTAATGGGGATTCCATGCCAAAATATGCGGTTGTAACAACTTTTCACGCCAAAGGATACGAGCAATATGCTCAAAAATTTATAAAAACGTATCTTCAATCCTGGCCACAATCTGTAACGCTTTATGTGTATACTGAGGATTGTGAAATTGTTGAAACTGCACCAAATTTAGTAATTAGAGACCTACACCTATCCAGTCTGCCATTGGTGAATTTTAAAAATAAATGGAAAAATGTGCCAAAAGCAAACGGTGATGTTTCAAAAGATCCAATACGAAGCCGAAGACGAGACGCCGGTAAGGGATTTAAGTGGGACGCAGTAAGATTTGCTCATAAAGTATATAGTATTTTTCATTGTGCCGAAAATTGTGATGCTGAAATTTTAATCTGGATGGATGCAGATATGGTATGTCATACTCCCATTGCAGAAACTATGATTAATTCCTTGATTCCACATTCAATTGACCTAGGCTTCCTTGGTAGAGAAGGAAAATTTAGTGAGTGCGGATTATACTCCATGAACTTGACCAGCGAACGTACTAAAAAGTTCTTAAGAAATTTTCAAAAGTACTACGATGATGCAGAAAATGGAATTTTTACCTTGGACGAGTGGCATGATAGTTTTGTTTTTGATGCTGTGAGAAATTTACAACCTCTTGTTGAAATAAATTGGGCAAAAGGTATTATAAAAGGAGAAGGTCATCCGTTAATTAATAGTGCATGGGGAGCATATCTTGATCATCTTAAAGGAAAACGTAAAGAATACGGTAAAAGTTTAAAAGATGACCTAGTAGTAAGTAGAAATGAGGTATATTGGCGATGAAAAGTTTTATAATTTGTCTTAGTAAGATTGAATCTTCTCTTACTACTGCAAATAATCTCAAAAAACAATTAGATGAATTTAAAATGCCGGCAGAACTGTTTGAAGGTACCTACGGCACTGATGCAGTAGAAATGATGAGTAAAGAAAATAGGAAGGTACACCCATTTGGAATTAAAGGTCCTAACCCTAGACCCACAGTAGTGGAAGATTCAGAAAAAGAAGATAGAAAAATAGCAGTTCCGGGCGTGATGGGATGTTTTTACAGTCATTTTAGACTTTGGTGGGAATGTATAAAATTAAATGAACCTATATTGATATTTGAAGATGATATAGTATTAACAAGACCGTATATTCCTGTTGATTTTAAAGATGTTCTTGTAGTGGCATTAGGTCATCCTACAAAAAGTGAAAGATTTTTACCTTACTTACATGACCCAACCGGTGTTCCCCAGGCATGTGAATATAGTTTAGCATCTATGCCAGGATGTTGCGGATATGCTATTAAACCAGCTGCTGCTAGAAAGCTTGTGCATACATATACGAATACATATTTGCCGGCAGATAATGCTATCAATCAACATCATGTAACAATACAAATTCATAATCACATCATGGGAATAGCACTAATTAAAAAAGACGGTAAGCAAAGTCTTACTAGAACAAAATTTTGGGAAACTTATAATAATGATTAATATAGATTGGGAATCTAAAACTAGAGTAGAATTGCTGTTACATTTAATTCAAAAAAATTCTTATTCAAGTTATTTAGAAATAGGATGTGATAAAAATCAAGTTTTTAATAAAATTCATCTTGAAAATAAAGAGGGGGTTGATCCTAATAGAGGAGGAACTCTTAGGATGACTAGCGATGAGTTTTTTAATAACGATTTTAGAAAGTGGGATTTAATTTTTATTGATGGTCTTCACGAATATCAGCAAGTTTCAAAAGATGTTTTAAATGCTCTAGATAGATTAAATGACAATGGAACCATTGTCATCCATGATATGTTGCCTACAACACCTTCTCAAGCAACACATAGACCAACTGAACGATATTGGTTAGGTGATGTTTGGCGATTAGGATTTGATTTAATGGAAAGGTCTGATATTAAATTTAATATTTTTAAATTTGACTTTGGTTGCGGAATCATAACTAAATCTCCGCAAAATTCTTCTTTAGTTGTTGGGAAAAACGAAACTTGGGAGTTTTACGAACAGAATTATCTAAAACTTCCTTTAATTACTTTTAATGAATATTTTAATCATGCATCAATCTAGTCTTAATAATATGAAAAAAATGTTAGATACGATTCTAACAAAAGAATTTACTAACCAACCTAGAAAAATTTTAGATTATGGCGGTCGAAGAATAGACGGGCATGATTCTTATTTTTCTTTATTAAAAGACATACCCAACTTAACATATGTTAGTGTTGATATAGAAGCAGGTGAGGGTGTAGATCTAGTTATGTCAGATCCATATAGATGTCAACTTGATGATCAAACAGTTGACATTATTATTACAGGACAAATGTTTGAACATTGTGAATTTTTCTGGTTAACTATTCAAGATATGGCAAGATTATTAAGGCCAGGAGGTTATGTGTGTGCTATTACTCCATCCGCTGGACCTGTACATAGATATCCTGTTGATTGTTGGCGGTTTTATCCTGATTCATATTCTGCTCTTGCTAAATGGGCCAAATTAGAACTTGTTGATTCGTGGCATGACTTATCCGGTAAATGGTGCGACCAAGTAGGCCTACTAAGAAAACCTTTATGATTAGTATTTTAACGCCGAGTAGAAGCAGACCTCAGTTAGCTAAGAGGATGTATGATTCTGCTAAGAAATTTGCAAGTCAAGAAATAGAAATTTTGTTTTTTCTTAATGAAGACGATCCTTTATTACAAGATTATATTTCTTTTCTAAAGGATGGCGAATATTTAATAGGTCCAAATCAAAGCACCTGTTATAGTTGGAATCTTATGGCAAAACAAGCTAAACATGATATTTTGTTTTTAGTAGGTGACGATGCCCAGTTTGAAACATTGTCGTGGGATAAAAAAATACTTGATGCATTTAATCTTTATCCTGACAAAATAGCATGTATCTATCCTAAAGTTCCTACGTTAGGAAAAAATAAATGCCCGCATTTTTGTCTACATAAAGACTGGATTCGTGTATTGGGTTATTATTTGCCTCCGCATTTTTATCATTGGTATGTAGATACCTGGATTAGAGCACTAGCACAGGCTGTAGGTAGATTTCATTGTCTTTTTGATTTTGAAATGCCAATAGAAGCAATTAAAGATAATGTTTCTAAATCATATCACAATTCTTGGATGAGGGAACGCGACGACTGGATGTGGGAAGTAACTTCTAGGCACCGTGCTTCTGACATTGAAGCATTGACTAGTTACATTCAATCTTTTAAGAAATAAATTTTTTCATATGTGACCAACATTCACCAGATTTTAATTCATCAAAATTCCAGTGGAACATAGATAATCTTTCAACCCAAGATTGACGATCGTATAAGATTGGATTTTCAATACTAGATATTTTTATATTAGCTATCTCTTTACATTGGCTTTTTTCAATATCAGTGATAAAAATAGGAACACCCTCTATAGCTGCTCCTACCGAAGGGCTAGAATTATGATTAACTGCTGCCCAACAATTTTTTAAATCATCTACTAAATTTTTATTGTGGCTTAATCGAACACGTTTTGACCATTTGATCTTACACTGTGGATTATTTGGATCTAGGTAATGCTTTGCAGCCTTGTCGCCTGGGTGAGATCTAACAACGATTGGCCGGTCTGTAACTTTTCTTAAATCGTGGATAACACTGTTGACCCATTCTTGAATATCATAGGTTCCCATGCTCCAGCCGCCATTTCTTTGCAACATCAATAGAATATGATCGCCATTAGATCTATAATCTTTAAGATTTAAATCTAAATTTTTACTAATTTTTTTCCAGCGAGTTGGATCAATAACATTGTCACAGTAAATTCCAGTATTTGGAAACACACCATTGAAGCTATATCTCAAATAATGCAAAGGATTGGTAGTATTTGCATATAAAAACAAATTGCTGTCTACTGCTACAACATATTTTCCAAATCTCTGAGAATTATTAATAACATTATATCTTAGTAGTAAATGATTATTAGTATTAGGTTTTTGATCAACCCAGCCTTGAATTACAGACACGTCAGCATTAACACAGTTAAGAGATCTTACATCTACAACTGTGTCGCCTACTGCTCTAACTCCTTGTCCGTAAAAATTTAACAAATCAACTTTTTCTTGATTTTTTAAATTAGGTACAGAACTATGATATATTGCTACATTCATAATAACAAATTAATTTGCTTCCAGTAGTTTTCAGTTGCAGAAATACATTCATTTAGTGCATTAACATTAGGTTCTATACTTTCCACAACATCCTTCCAATTTTCCTTTTTTCCTAAAAATCTAGGCGGATGTTTCATTAAAAGAAATTTGTTACTCCATTGTCCAATAACAATTACTTTTTTACCTAATAATGTTCCCCAGTATGCACCGTGATAACTGTTTGTAAGAATAGTTTCGGCACTACCTAATAATTCAATTGTCTGTTCAATATTTGATCCACTATTTACAAAGCGAGGTATAGAATCGTCTCCGAAGTCTTTTATTAATTGTTTTTTATGTTCGAACCAAATAACTTTATTTTTAATGGTATGTTTTTTTCTCAAAGTTGGATGCATACAACTTGCACAAGGCACCCATTGGTGTTTCATATTTGTAAATACATCTCGAAGCCCAACAAGTTTAAAATTTAGTAGTCCAGTTGGATATTCAGGGCTTTGAGAATCTTCTGTAATTGGGCTATTGAATCCAGCACCCCATACAAATTTACTCATCTCTGGATATTCAATTTTTTGAAGATATTCGTGTAACAGATTTCTATATTTTTCCATAAATTCACTATGGTCTTGAGCATAATTAGAATTTTTTAAATTCCACGAATCAAGCCACATTCTTTCTAATTCTAATCTATCTGCAGGATATAATATTTCTTTAAAAATATTTCCTATGAACTCGTTATTAAGAAGACCTCCGCCGCCAACAATTAATGGAATATTAGGATCTATATACGACTCTGATATTTTTGTTACATCGACTACATTATATTCATCATCTTTTAAAAAATATTGTAGAGGATTACTTGCCATGTCTCCTACATTATTGTTATCAACGCGATGGGCCACTGTAAATTTTATTTTAGACATTAATTATGCTCCAGGCTTTTCCAGTAATTATTTCATTATCAGTAAATTGATTGTACGTCAATGTTCGCTTCCAGTGCTCAACTAAATGATCATCTGGATAATATGGGGTTTCTATTTTAGAAATGTCTGATAGAGATACAATACCTGCTGCACTTGGCGCCAAGACAAAAGATGGTATCCCGTATGCTACTGCTTCTACTGCTGCTATACTATTATATGTTACTACTGCAAATACATCTTGATTAAATGCATCGTATATAGTATTTTTTCTTACTCTTTCTGATCGAGAAGATTTTTCTCTAATTATGATTTGCTTATCTGTATATTTTTTAATTTCATTAATAGTGTCATTCAGCCATTGAGTTTTATCAATTTCGTAATATTTACAAGGTTTTTCAGAAGGCGCTACTAATAAAATATTTTTACCGGTTGTTTTCCATCCTTTCCAAATTAATTGGGGATCAGATTTTTCTAAGATATTAAGTCTGTCTCGTGAATAGGAAAACGACACATTACAATTTTGAAGATTATTTTTAATTATCCTATGCCATTTTTTAATTCCTAGGGGATTTCCTGGACTAGGATAATTTCCAAAATAACCAGTATCTATATAATAGAAAGGTCTGCCGATGTTAAAACATTCTTCTATATATTTTTTCTTTAATATACCCCTAAACGCCAAAGGAATATCTTTTTTATCAAAGTCTTTAGTTACAGAACCTTTAGTTGATTTTATAAAATGGTCTAAAACTAAATTCATTTGATATTAATTTGTTGGCAGTATTCTGTAAAAATTCTTTCTCGATGCCACTCTTCTGACATTGGAGTATCTGCAAATTCGTGAAAACAAGGAGTACCTAGTGTATAATGAAGTAATTTTGCATCAGGATTTGTACCGTATTCATCCGGTAACCAATTCCATTCTTTTGGCAACTCTCCTATTCTTGAATCATCTAGCCAAGTAAATCGATGGAGTTCTGCACCTGTAGCTTGCATAACAAACTCAGGAGTTAATTTTCTGTTAGGAAAACTATTGCAATTCCACAAAATTACACTTGACCAATTTTTTCTAGGATAATCTTCGTTCTTAGAGCCAAGATACTTTTCCTTCATCTTAGTTTTATAATCGTGTTTTACAACCATTACATCACATCCTATAGACTGTGCATCCCATAGTTCTGCAATGTCGCCTCGAACAATCATGTCTCCATCTATGAATATTGCCCAGCCTTGCCATTGCATTAAATATGGAACTAAAAATCTTGTATAGATAAAATGATTACTTCCGTCGTTATGCGTTTCTGTATAGTCTTTAAACATATTAAGAGCTACTGGAATCAATGCTACGGGTCTAGAAGAATTTCTAATTATACTATTAGCGCATGTATGATATGCAATTGCCTCTCTAGGATCATACCCTATGAAAACTGGAATAATATCTCTCATTTTCTTTCTATATCTTCCTCAGTACAGATACTACCGTACTGTATTTCAACAATTTTCAAAGGCTCATTTGATGGATTACATAATTGATGCCATTGAGATGTGTTTATGTGCAAACTTTGATGCTTATGATACACTCCTAAAAATTCATAATCTGAACTTCTATTTACAGTGTATACTTCAGCAGTGCCCTCTATAATAAACCAATGTTCTGCTCTATTTTCATGACGTTGCATACTTAATGATTGTCCAGGCTCAACTGTTAATTCTTTAACCTTAACTTCTTGGCCGCTTTCATGAAGAACTCGATAGTACCCCCATGGACGTTTTGTTTTTGGGGACTTCCACTCTTGTAATATCCAACTGCTTGAATTTTTTTTATTATCTCCGCCAACACCAAATTGAAATTCTAGATTATCGTCAATAATATCCATTTCTGGAATATTAGACAATGTTCGATCTCCGCCATTGACAAAAATAATTTTATCTTCTGGAAATTGTTGTCTAAGTTTTAAGATGGCATCTTTTGCACTACCGTCAGTGTCGTCAAACTCTATAGTGTAATCTACGGCAAAAAGCCCTGATACAACTGCTTGTCTTTCTTCAAAAGGCATAAAAGGTGTACCTTTTTTTCTAGTAAGCCAAGCATCAGAATTTAAGCCAACTACTAACATGTCGCCAAACTCACAGGCAGCTTCAAGATATTTTATGTGGCCGGAATGTAGAGGATCAAACCCTCCTGTAGCTAATGTAATTCTTTTCATATGTTTAAAATTATAAAATACGGTAATATTTATCTACGCAGTTAACTATAAATGCTGATATGAAAAGAATCGTTCAGATTTTATTAGACTATTTAATGGTAAATATTAAAGAGAGAAAAATGGCACTAAAATATCAAATATTAGTCAACGAGTTTGATGAACCTTTTATCAAAGGTTGGGAGCGTTTTACAGGACGACTAATTCATATCTTTGATATATCGAAAGCAGATCCGGGTATACCATTAATAGTGCCTGCAAATCCGTTAGGATCAATTGGAGAATGGATGAAAGCAAAGTATCCATTTATTGCAGTCAATCGTCCCTATCTTGGATCTTGGGTTTCAAAACGTAGAGTAGCAGTCAGGGTGAGTATAAATTCTTTTGCCCCAACTAAATTAAAATCAATTCCCTATTCTCGATGGAATACTACTAGATTAGAAAAACAGCCCTGGAAAGTTAAAGAAATTAAAAACGTATTGATCGCTCCAAGTAGAAAAAGTCAAGGAATTTTTACAGGAGTTGATATCACAGAATGGTCTGAAAAATTAAAAATATTTTTTGAATCACAGGGTGTAAATGTAAAAATTAGATACAAGGTTGGTAAAAAAGGAGTACAACATTACGGAAATCCTAGTGTTGGATTTAAAGGCGTGTTTGGGTTTGACGGCGATTTTGAATGGGCAGATTTAGTTGTTAGTCATAGTTCTGCCATCACATCAGAAGCATTCTGGTACGGTAAAAAAGTTATTAGTCTAGGCCCGTGTCCAACTTGGATAGCATGTGAAAGTACATTAGCCAATTGGAGAGATCCGTTAGAACCAGTTAATAGAGATGTATGGCACGAACATGTTGCATGGTGTCAATATAATGTAGATGAATGGTACGACGGTAGTGCTCAAGAAAAAGCCCTGTTTTACCAGGGCCATCCATACGAAGTTCCGCATGATGAATTGTTTAATAATTCACAAGGTAGCATCTTCCATGCCGGCAACCCTTAGTTTTACTATGTTAGTAAGCTGCCATTGTTTCTGATCAAGAGCTTTAGTTATTGCTAGCCATTTATTTCGAAGTAAGGCAAACTCATTGATAATTTTTTCAAAATCAACTACATCTGCCTCACCTTCTACATATTTTTCAACATCTCTGCTAGTAAGAGCACGTTGATAGTTTTCAAGATATTTTCGAAAATGTTGACTTCTTAATCTACGCAACTCGATATTTAAATACTCAAGAATTGCTTCAATTTCTTGAAGCTGACCAAATCTATGTTCTACAATTCCAGGCATGTTTGCACTAGCTCTTTCAATATTACCAGAAATTTTTACTTCTATCCTGGCATCGTTAAGCTCGTTGTTATAATACTCGACAGCATCGGGTATGTAGGATATATCTTTAGATATTTTTGAGTACCAAGTCATAATTAATAGTTGTCTTCGTCTTCCCAGTCCTCATCTTGATCTTCATCCTTAATATCAAGATAATATTCAATCGCCTGATCAAGAATGTCATCGACTCCCGTAGCTGCTTCAAATGTTTTGTCGCTAACTCCGTAATCAGCTAACAAATCAATATAACGCTCTGCTACTGATTCTTGTTGTTTTTTATCGATGTGTTCTTTAAACAACATCCAGATGTCGGCTAATTGATTTTCATTCATTTATTAAGTCTCCTCAACGATCTCACTATTTTTTATTCTATGTGGGTTAATTTTATATTCTTTCATAACTGTATCAAGACACCCGTCTTCGTTACGTTCCCATTCTTTGCGATAATATTTAACAATTTCACCGTCATTTGTAGTAAACGCTAGTCGATTACCGTCTTTTAGTAACAATGATTTTCCTTCAAACAAATCAACTAATCCACTATAAGGATTCATACCAGTTTCATAAGGAATTTTAACTTGTACACTTTCAAAAGGTTTAGCGTAGCGTGTCTTCATGATCTTACATGCAGCACGAATACCTTTCACTTCGCTAATCTTGTTGCCATCTTCGTCTTCTTTTAATTTTAATTTCTTCATGGCAACTACGATACTACTTGCATAAATGAATCCTTGTCCGCCTGAGATCTTGTCATCAGGATCAAACATGTCCTGACTTGCATATGTGTGATTTGTACAAACCAATCCAATGTTTAAACTTCCAAACATGTTTACACAATTACGAACCAGTGCTGTAAGTGCTTTAGGTTTACGACCCATATCACCTTTAAGGTCGCCAGCGTCAAATTGATTAACATCTGTAGGTGTGAGTAACATACCAAGGCTGTCTAATACAAATAGGACTTTGGGTCTGTTTTCTTCTGGTAAATTTTTGTATTCTTTAACAAATTCAGAAATCATCTTAGCAACATCGTCGATCATTGCCATGTTTAATTTAAGTAATTTGTCTTCGCTAGTATCAACGCCTAGTGCATGTAGCCATGCTTCATCTAATGCATTTTCTGTGTCAATTAGAATGACATAGATACCTTGTTCTTGTGCATTTTTTACGAGATTCCCTGAACAGATAAAACTTTTACCTGCGCCTGATTCTCCAGCAAACACTGTAACTTTCCCCATCGGAATACCTTTGCTAAAGTCTCCGCTGATAAGATAGTTGAGTGCATAGTTGTTAGTGCTGATCCAATCTGTAGGATCTTGAAATCCAACGGATATACCGTCAATAGATTTAGTAATGCTTTTACGAAATTTTGATAAATCGAATGCCTTTGTCATAATGTTTGTCCCTATTTAAAAGTAATAATATATTAATAATCAACTAATGTCAAAATAATTGATTATCTGCCTGCAATTTTTTTAAGTTTTTCTTTGTACATCTCAAAAAGTCTATCTTCATGATCGTACATATCGCCTGTTTGTGCAAAAATTTCAGCACTGCTTTTGTTTACACAATTCATTAAATCTAAGCCAATAGTTTTTAAAGGACCTAGTCCCCACATAGCCCATCGTGATTGTGTTTTTACATAACGGTTTAATTCGCTGGCTAAGTTATAAGCTTTAATAAAACTCATATCTCCCCATTCCCAATACAGTGGGTATTTCTTGCTTGGCCAGGTTATTCCTTGTTTTTCTGCGCTTAATTCCCATACTCCTTGTTTTTCATTTTCTACCATCTGTAATGTCATGAACCAAAAGAATCCTAACTTTGTAGTTAATAACCAGTCGGCAGTTTCATACAAATATTCTTTTGGAACATTTGGTAATCCGGCAATCAAGCTTACGTCTATGTGTGTGTTCGGCCATTTATCTTGTAAGTGTAACAGAAAGTCTTTACCTCTTTTAGAACTCCACGGCTTTTTAACTAATTTTGCACCGTCCGGATGAAAAGTTTCTATTCCAAATAATGCACCTCGTTGACCACACTCGTGTAAAACATCTTGCGTCCACGGGTGTGCATCTAGTAAGTCTGCTCTGTTGTATGCTAAAAATTCTAATTTAAAAGGTAACTTTTGATATACTTCGCCTAATCGTTCAATTCTATCATTATTTGCATTGAATGTTTCATCAATAAAATAATAGTTCGTCGTTCCGAATCGTTCATACATTTCTGTGAATTCATCGACCATAAGACTAATATCTTTTTCGTCTGCTCCGGGACGTTTACCTAAATTAGGACTGCGACAAAAGGGACATTGAAATATACAACCTCTTCCCCACTCAATTGGCAAAGTTTCCCCAGGTAGAATACAGTCATGATCTTTATAAACAAATCTGTGACTACTGATATCAAACTTTTTGCGATTAATTTTTGTTATACCAGTTTGTTTGCTAAGTTCATCCATCAACTTTAGTAGACCGTCTTCGCCGTACGCATCAGTAGTAGCAAAGTCAAATAAATCTACGCCTACAATATGATCATGAGCTCTAGGACCACCTAACTGTGTTTTTATATTCGGAAATTCTTTTTTTAATTCTGTAATTGCAATTTTGATATTTTCTGGTATACTTTCAACTCGACTTTGTTGTCCAAGATCGGCATTCCATGTCGCCCACATTGTACTACTCACGCCAATTAACATTGTATCTTTGTCAATGAACATTTTTGTATGTTCTATTAGTTCGTCAGGCGAGAACAAGTGAGTGAACTCAATTACTTGACAAGTATAACCATGTTCTTCTAACCATCTGGCAAGAATATAACAAGCTACTGGTCGCCAAATAAAAGGACGATAGCCAAGTTGACTATAAAAAATTACATTTGCCATTACGTTAGATAATTCCGTTGAATAATCATATCCCAATATTTCATTCGAGCTTTAATTGCCCGTAACGCTGCTTCTGTTGCTTCAACTTCGCGCTCAGGGTCTCCGGCACAAAGTTCTACTAGTAATCTTCTAGCTGCTGGACCGTGCTCATTGCCATCAATTTCGACATGTCTTGCTAGATACCAACGGAAAGTTGGACTAGGTATTTCCATAACTTCTAATTGATTTAACACAGATTGGAATTGTTCAGGTAAAAGATCTTCTCTACCTAATGCTAATGCAGAGCAAATAATCCAAGGTTTATCACTGTCTACAAAACTTTTAGTCTCTGACATAAAGAATTTTGCAGGCTCAGGTACGCTTGGATGATTAAGTGCTTCCTCCCAACCAACTTCGGCAACCAGATTCGGCCATTGTTTAATCCAAGTAGTGTCCATGCCAATTTCTTCCATGGCTACAATATAGCTTTCAAAATGGCTTAGGTGTTTTACACCGTCAACTGTTATATCGCTTTCTTCTCCAAGGATAATTTCATTTACCCATCGACGAGATTCTGCAGAGTATTTTGGAACCCACGGGCTACCGCTAGGCGCAAGATGATGCTGTAGTTGTTTAGTAAGACACATAAAATCCCAAACAGCGTAGACATGATTTTCCATAAAGACTTTTAGATCGTCTAGACAACCTATACTTTGTCTTGCTGTTAAAGGGTGTTGTCGCAATTTCCATTGCGCTTTTTCAATTAGTTTCCAGTCCATAGTCATAATAAAAAATAGGATACGAATAAATCCGTATCCTATTTATGCGTATTACTTTTGACGGCTGCGAATCATTGCAAGAATGTCTTCTGCTTTAGTACTAGAAGTAGTTGTAGATTCTTCTTTCTTAGGAGATTTTGCTGCTGGTGCTTCAAAATCATCTTCTAAGTCCGGACTAGTTTGAGGAGTACTAGGTGCTGCTGATTTAGCTGTGTTAGGATCGCCGGTATTAGAGCTCACACCCGCTGGACGGTAATATTGTCCCCAACGTTCCATGTCAAATGCTTCGCCATCAACACTTGCTTCAAACATTTCTTTGATTACTTTTAGCTCAACATCGGTTGGCTTCTTAGGCAAGTAATCATTAAGATTAAATAGCCCGTGTGCTTGAACAGCAGCTGATTCTGCTTCTTCTAGTGGTCGTTCACGACGAGCCCACTTACTAGTTGAGTAGTCAGCATAGCCACCTTTACTGGTTTTAGCAATACGGAAGTCTACTCCGTTTACGTAGTCAGTTGGCAAGTCGTCCATGTCTGGATCCATCAATGCCGCACGAATAAGTTGGAAGATCTGTGGACCAATGATAAATCTACGAATTGGATTTTCTGGCTTTTCTTCTTTCATTGGATCGTCAACTACAAAGCCCTGGAAAATATAAGATTTTTTCTTCCAATACTTACGCCCCATATCCTCAAGATTAGGATCCTTAAACCAAGGACGCACTTCTGAAAGAATAGGACATACATTTCCTGGTCCGTACATTTCCATGCATGGAACTTGTACAATGACATTTTTGCTTTCTGCATCTCCCTTGATTCCAGCAAAGGGAAGTTTGATCATTGCACGTTCTACCCAGAAGAATGTGTTATCTGTGTTGCCATCGGGTAAAAAGCGTACTGTTGCTTCTTGACCTTCTTTGAGATTCCAGAATGGATAAATTGAATTATCGCCTCCGGTTTTGTTGTCGCCGCTACCGCGGGATTCTTGTTCTTTTAATTTTGCTCTGATTTCAGCTAAAGTTGCCATGGTTATCTCCTATTGTTAGCCTATATTTGCCTTTAGTTTGTTTGACACCTATCAAACAAAAAACGCATACATGTTATTGTATGCGTTTTTATTTAGTCTTGCAAGAGAAATAACAGACTTTTTTCGCCGTTTTTAATTTATTCCTGCCATTTTTCGAAGTTTATCAAGTAGGTCTTCTTTTTGAGTTTGAGCACCTTGTCCCATTTTAGGCTGAACAGATTGTGCAAAATTTCCACTTTGTGGTTTAGGTTGGGGGAGACCGCCTTGTCCCATTTTAGGTTTCATATCCCTAGGGCCTGTAATATCCCCAGGGCCTGGCGGTTGCGTCATTTTGCTACTGTCTTGACCAGGTGGAGTCTGTCCAAGCCTACTGTTATCTGGTTGACCAGACTGACCACTTACTCCTTGTCCTGCCTGCTGCCCTGATTTAAAATTGGAGGCTAAATCTGATACACCTTGACGAATATTACCGACTGTGTCTTTTACTCCTTTTTGAACTTTTCCAACTACGTTGCCTGCTTTGTAAGCTAGTTCATCTCCGAATCCTTCTTCTTGATTTGAAAGTCCGGATAATTCACGAATTCTTCTAAGATCTGCTCTAGACTCTAGTTCGTTAACAACATTCTTTGCTTTTGAAACAGCACCTTCACCAAATTTTTTCTCACAGGCTATTAACACACCTGTTTCACCTTTAGGAAATTTACCTGTTTCTGCATCAAACATACTTTTAATAAATTCAATTAACTCTGACTCATTATTGTGTTGGTCATCTTGATCAAAGAAACTTTCAATTTGAAATCCGGCTTTGGTAATTGCTTCACCTAAAGATAAATCAGTTCCGCCAAAATTAATTATTGTGCTAGGTGTTGCGCCAGCCAGTCTAGCCTTTTCGATCAAGCGTTTTAAATTTTCTGCCATTGCTACTCCTGGTGTCATTGGTAGACTAGGTGGTACTGCTGCTGCCGGATCAGGTGCAGGCGCTGCTGCAGGTTCAGGTGCTGGTGCTGCTGCCGGATCAGGTGCAGGCGCTGCTGCAGGTTCAGGTGCTGGTGCTGGTTCTTGAGCACTTTGATATAATATATCTGCTACTTTTTCGCTAATATCGTTTACTTCTTTTTCATCTAGTAGTTCCATATCAATAGCCATGTCTGCTACCATACTTCTTAAACCTTCTAATGCCTCTTCAGGAATCCCTGAAGATTCTCCTTTAAGAATATCAGTAATGCCAACACCTTGATTCAACTGATCAACTATTATTTGAGCAGCGTCTGGGGTTATTCCTGCAGGAATCTCAGGAGGAGCTTCTTGTGTATCTTTTTCTTCTTCTTCTGTTTGTATAGAATTAATGTAGCTAATATAACTTTCTAATTCTGGTGCTTCGCTGTGGTCAATTCCTTCGTACTCTAATTCATCGTCATTGTCGATAATCTCACTGATATCAAGTTCTTTAACTGGTATTTCTGATTCGTCAACAAGTTTATAGATGTAAGGAAATACAGTTTTTAATTCTTCGTTAAATGTTTTAATAGTTAATCTATCAATCCAATCATTCATAATTTCTTCAGGAACGTCTGAATCGTTATTTTCAGTAAATGATTCAGAGAATGTTTGATAGTAACTATTGTTCTGCAAATGATGAATTTCTTTTTTAATTTGATCAATTCTTTCAATTACTTTTGTATGTACGGTGCTCATAGACTCAGAAATTGTTGGGCTACGATCAACGTAATTTTTAAAGAATCGTAACTTTGATAATTCTTCAGATAGTCCAATCACATAGCGGCCAATTGAATCATAAGGGGTGCCGCCTTCGCCAATATGTTGTGCTAGTGCTCGTGCGCCGTTAAGGTGTCTTAAGGGATACTTAAATCTTTCACCTTGTACATTTTCAATATAAATGCTTTCAATTCTTTGTGTTCTTCCCGCAGGATGATTATAGTTTACTGGAGCACTGTGCCTAACAATAATTGTGCTGTTACCTAAATCTTGGTAACTAGTTTTGCTGGTGCCGAACAATTTACTTTCACTCATGTTTGTTTCCTTTTGACTGGACATATATTCTTTATCTCTTTTATCTAATGATTGTTTGCTAATATCTCTAACATTAAAGTCTAACAAATGCTGTCTTGCACATTCTCGTATTTCTTTTAGAAAGTTAAACCATTTTTTCTTATTGAAGTTTTTTTGTCCTTGTGTAATATCATTAGGGTAAATTACAACAACTCCATCCTCAGAAGAAACATCAATGTTTACTAGTCCAAAAACAGCACCATTTACTACATAGTTAAACTCAAAAAAACGGGCTTGCTCAGGTTTAATTGTAGCATTTCCCTGAGCATCTTCCATTTTTATTTTAGGAATCTGTGATCTAATTTGATCAAACAGACTCTTAGCAATTTCGTCAAGATTTCGTTCCATAATGATATTTATCCTAGAAATGATGAAATGTAGATCGGCATTGGCGGCTCAAATTGCTCATCATCGTTGAGGTCGTTGCTACTGAAATTTTCAAATACTCTTGAATCCCAATCAGACAGTACTTGGCTCATACGTACTATAAGTAATAGGGCACTAACTAAGTCATCTGTTTCACCAACTTTTGCTTTAAAACTTATACCCTGTGCAATAAATGCTTTTAATTCAGATATTAAAGGTTTGCTGTATATCTTCATTTTACCTGATTCTATTAGGTATTTTAGTCTAGCACTAGCAGATATTTTACTCTTATGTGTTGTATTAAATCCCTTGCGAAACTTACGTACATGTCCTTTACGTATAGGCTCTGCTATAAATAACCCAGGTATATTTTCTTCACCTACGTCTTTAATACACACTAACGCTGCTTCACCTACTGTATTATTTTCAACACTCCAATAGATATTTCCTGAATTTTCTTCCCCTATGCAATCTAGAATATACTTTAAGATGTCTCTTAAAATTCTAATTTGCCCCTGGACTGGAGTTATGTTGTGCTGCCATTCGGCAATTTGTTCAAATTTTGGGAGTTCAAATACTTGTATAGCAGCATAGTTGCCGCCGGTGCCTAATGCTGGGTCGAGTGCGATTGCATAGATACCATCTTTTGTAGGTGTTTTATACCACCTTGTTTGTCCCATCCTTAGACTCGGATCTTTCCCTTCAAGACCAGCAAGACAAATACTGTTAATTAAAGTTTCGTCGTATACTAAGAATTCGCAGTTATACTCTCGTCGGAATCGTTCTTCTCCAATACGATTACGTTCTTGTGTTGCCCATGCATCATCTCTATCTGGATGTTCGTTCCAATGACAAGTAAAAGGAAAAAACCCATTAATGCCAATCAGTTGCTCGTTACCGTATTCGTCAAATTTTTTGTTCGCTTCTTTCCAGATATTGGCAAAAGTATCTTCGTCGCTGTTAGGTGTACTAGTAATAATTGCCTTACCGCCAGTTGCCAGTGTCGGAGATATTGAAGTCCAGAATTCGTCGGCAATGTTAGGAGGCACAAATGCAAACTCGTCACAGTAGAGTAATGATATACTCATACCACGGCCAGTGTTGCCAGTAGTTGTAGTACTAACTATACGACTACCGTTGTCAAATTCTATACTACCTTTGTTGTAGTTAATAACACCACTACGTATATAGTCCGGACACAGTTCATAGGCATATCTCACACGCTGCATAATTTCCTGCGAGCCTGTATATTTGTGTGCAGAGATTAGTATAGTCTGGTCCGGGTGAAACATTGCGTACCATAACAAGTATCCAGCTGCGCAGGTAGTTTTACCCATCTGTCTAGGTAACATATTGATATTGAATCTATGTCCGTGGTATGCATCTAATAATCTATTTTGAAATTCAAAAGGTTCAAACAGCATCTTTCCTCTTACAGGATGCTGAATATAAAAAAAGTTTTTACAAAAATAGTGGTAACCAGAATCAGCATTGGCACACATCAACAAATCTTCAAGTTGTTGTTCTGTGAATGATTCTTTTGTGTGTGCTTTTTTGGTTAAAACACCATCTAAACTTTTGCTTGCCATAACTGTATTTAAGATAAAAAAAGCGGGCATAACCCGCTTTTGAATGACTTTGTGTCAAATATTATTATCTACTTTTATATGCTTCGTACATTGCGCCTAGTTTATTTTCTAATTGTTTGACTGCCATTGGATTATCGCCAGGATACTCTTTTTTGTATTGTCCGTGTTCTTTGTTCAGTCCGCCGGAAATATCTTTAGTCATGTATTTTATGTCTTTATATTCTGGTTTAGGCTCATTGTCAAATTCTTCATTTTCACTGTTTAATTTTAATGCAATTTTGTCCATGTCGGAATCTTGATCGTGATCGTGATCGTGATTTCCTTTTTCAATGCTTCGGAGAACATCCATAAGATCTCGGATTCCGCCAGCGCCTGATCCGTTTAAACTAACATTCATACTAACGTTGTCTGGTTGTGAACCAGTACTGCCCATTGGGCCACATTCGTCTAGTGATTCGTCTACTTCTTTATCACCGGTCGCCTTTTTAATTGCTGCATCTTTGTTGTCACGATATTCTTTGTCATCAGGCTCATTTTCGCCGTCTTTGTCCATATCACCTTTGTCTTTTGCCTCGGTGATTTCTTGATCTAAGAATGCAATTCTTTTATATAAATCTTGCCAATTCATTTTATTTTTTTCCTTTACGTGGGTCTGGTATTTTATTTTGACGAGACCCAACAGGGCTAGTCTTACCGGTATCTTCAGTTGTTGGTGGCTCTTTTTCTTTTGGTGCACCGTCAGCAAGTATTTGATCATTTACTCCGGTATAGTTAATACCAGAATGTTTGCCTCTAACTGCCGATAATTCTTTCATAAATTCACTGATTCGTTTATCGCCTACAGTTTTTTGATTATCCTCAGTGTCATAGTCTTGCATTAATAATGAGCCTTTTGGATCTGTGCTGAATGAATCTAATAAATGTTCCTGTTGTTTATCTATTTCTGCTTGTTCGGCAGGATTTCTAACTCTTACTTTTTCAGATACAATGCCTAAGTTATGAGAAATATATTCAGCTAAACCGTAGCTAGTAACTGGATATTTTAGATTGATTTCATAAATTGTAACTTCAGTATCCTTTAAATTAGGAAAATCTAAAGGTGTAGATTGTATTGGTGTACGTTTACCTTTACTCATGCTTTCTACGCTGAATTTTGATAGCGCAGACTTCATGTTTTTTTCAAAGTTTTCAGGAATGTCTCCTGCAATCTTAACTTTAAAAGGGTAAACCTTTGTGCTTTCAGTGATATATTCTTTAAAATTTTTCATAACAAATCCTATAGTGTATTTATTTCATATTCTTCAATTTTTCTAATAGGCTGTTACGGTCTGACACAATGTAAGTATTAGTGGGAAGATTAATCCCTTCGCGATCACCGCTGTTATCTTGATCAACTTTTTGCTTTTTAATTTGCAATTCGATCATTTTTAGCTTTTTATCAATTTTTGCAGATTTAGCATCAATTGCATTTTTAAGCATAGTGCCCGCAACTTCAAAAATTCTTCCACTATATCTAGCTTCAACATTCATACCTAAGTCCATTAGATCGTCATATGCATCAGTTGCTCGTTTAGCCAAATCATCAAACTCTGTATCAGATAAATCACCTAATCCTTTAACCTGAGGTAATGCTGCACTAATTTTATCGAAGTCTTCAATGTCTCTTAATAGAGCAGGAACCACGTCGGGCTGTACAGCAGCATCCTCGTCTTTTTTAATGATTTTTTTGCTTTCGGGCAAGTTTAATATTTCTTCTAACTTTTTTGTCATATCAATACTTATCTTCCGTTATAAAACAGTTCTCTTTCTGTGATAACTCGAAAGCGTATCCCTTGTTTTTTGCACCATGCGTATGCTGCTTCCCATTTGGCTTTGTTCTTTATAAACTGAGCTTGATTTACTTTATTCTTTCCTACTTTTTCAAGTATCGTTTGATTTTCTGGTTTAATTTCTAAGAGGTCTACATTCATTTTTCCGTTTTTATCTACATATTGTATAAAAAAATCCGGAACGTATATAGTTTGTCTACCGGTTAAGGGATCTCTGTAAGGGATACTAATTGCTTCACATGCCCATTTTTGAATGGCTTCGTTGTTGTCGCAAAATCTCATAAAAGTCCATTCCCAACTTGATCTATAGGTTGGTTGTTTATGTCCTATATACTTTTCTGGGTTAGAAGGTATGAACTTGCCTCTTGCAAATCTCATTGTCTTATGTTTCTAGAATCAAGCGTTTCTGTTTCTTCGAATATTTTATAACCTAATAAACTAGTTTTTTCTCTGTAAGCATTTACAACTTCAGTTACAATCTGACTTAATTGCACTTCAGTGTAACCCTTTAGAGTGTCTAATAGTTCAAAAACATTAACGCTATCTAATTTTGCTTGATTTAATAAAATAATTGCAGTACTCTTTGCAGATTCTTCTTCGAATCCTCGTTTCATAAAGAATCCGATAACTGCATCTACTTGGTTTGTTGGAAAGGTAATTTGATGTCTAAAATATTTGTCAAAAAATTGTTTGACTTCAGTTGAAGAATCAGTATTACTTGTAGGAAAGTTAGCCATGTTATCTACCCGTTATATTTCTAAGTATACCCGGAGTGTTATTAGTTGCATCGTTTACAGGAAATTGAATATTTCTAGTTCCGCTTACACCCTGTGTTCCTACTGCGCCTCTGTTCGTTCCAAGGGCTGTTACGCCTGTTATTAGAGTTCTAGTCAATTCCTCATTAACACCTCTACCACTTAGTTGTGAAGTGTTGTTGTAGGTATTTACAGCATTGATCGCTGTAGCAAATAGATTTACACTTTGACCTTGACTTGCAGCGTAAAGATCACCAAATACACTAGATGCTCCTGCTAGCACACCTGCAGGACCAAATAAGGTTCTTGTACCTCCACCGGCTAGTGTAATAGGACTAGGTGTGGTATCATAATGATCAACTGCAAATCCTACTGGATCTCCTCTATAGACTACACCTTCTTTGTAGTGTACGCCTTCATAATTAATAGTCATTGAATTTTCGACTGCACCGCTTTGTCCAAAATCTACAGTATCATGATTCCATGCAGAAATCATCGGACGCATTAATGTATAACTTTGATAAGTTTTTCTGCCCATTTGATATAATATAATTTTATCAAAGAAAGGTATAGAAGAATTATTATCTAACCCGTATCTATATCTTGAACTATAGTTTGAATTTAGTGTTGCGCTTCTCATGTAGGTACTAACACCGTCATCTAATTGTGCAGTGTTATGATCTGCATAATAGTAGCTATAATAATTTTTCCACATGGTTGATACTATATTCAAGTTATCATCGTGAAATGAAATATTCAGCGGCAGGTAATCAATTTTAGTTTGTATTAATTTTTTTCTATTATATTGATTCGCTGTTTCAAGCGGAATGCTAAATTTAGGAAGATCTGCTTTTTTAACTAATACATTAATTTCGTATCTATGTCGTTCTCTTAAATTTAAAGTTTTTAAAGCGTAGGGGTTAATAAAAAACGCCACGTGAAAATTAAACTTTAATTTAGGAGCGAGCCTAAAGGTATCATCCGTGAAGGTTCTAGCTGCATGTCTAAAATCAGCAACATACCCCTTTGGGTTAGTTACTCCGGATATAAATTGTCGCAGTGCTTTGTTTGCCATAATATTATTTATTGAACATTAACTGCGTATATAATAAATGGTCGTAAAAAAAGGCCGCTTTTGCGACCTTTCCTTATTACTTTCCAGCGCCTGTAACTAAAGTGCTTACAGTTCTTCCTACTACAGAACCAATACCAGTTCCTTGTGGTGTTTGCTGTGCATTATCATAGACGATTGATAATTGAATTGTTGCTTCTGCATTTTCTGAGTATGCTAAGTTACCGTAGTTAGCGTTCTCAATGTAGCAGCCGTAACATTCCCAGGTCTCAAGCACTGTTGGAACATTTGCTCCGTTACCACCGTCTAATACTTCGATTCTAGTTGTAAATTTATAATCAACGCCACTAGCTGCTGAACTTTGCTCATAAAAATCAAACTGTTTCTGTAACTGCTCTCCTACTAATTTTGCTACTGATCCAGTAACATCATCTCGTAGGTTAATTGTTATTGCTGTCCATGAATGTTTACCAGCTAGATATGCTCTTGAGTTGTACATATCTAGTGTAATTTTTTCAAATGCTACAGTTGGTCTTGTAACATCTTTAACTTGCTTAGTTAAATCAGTAGTTGGAGTTGAAATTCCAAAATTTTCTAAACTAACTCTAAAGCGATATTTTAGTTTAGGCATCAGCATGCCTTGTGAGCTGCTGCTCTGATTGCTAGCTAATGGAACTGTAAATTTGTTTAAGGTTGAAATAGCCATTCGTTGCTCCTATCTTATATATTTAGCTTAGCCTAAACTCGCAATTTCACCAGTGTTCTTTAAGCGTAGTGGGATATAGATAAATTCCACTGCTTTAACTGGTTCAATAGCAATATCAACGTAAAGTTCGTTACGATCAATTCTACTTGGTGTATTGTTTGACTCATCACAAACTACTAGATAATCGTAAAGTGCTCGCTGACCTACTAGCTCTAACAGTAAACTTTCTACTGCTGCTTTAATTTCATCTCTTGTAATCTTATCATTTGGTTCAAAGATATAAGGTTTAGCAAGAGCATTTAACTGTCTGCGTAGGTAAACTACTAGACGAGCTACGTTAATACGATCCAATGCACTAGCATTTCTTGCACGAGTATATTGTCCAAAGTTAACTAGTCCGCTACCTGTTAAGAAAGTAATTGGATTAACTTTGATGCTAGCCATAGTATCTCTTACGCCTTCATTGAGTGCAACAGAACGGAATTCTCCTTCACCGTCAATGTACCCAACAGCAGTTGCATTAGTAATTCCGCCTCTACGTGTACCAGCAGGAGCAAACCAAGGATAAGCAACTTGATCGTTTAATGCAATAGTTCTTAAAATCATGTGACTTGGTGGAATTACGACATTGTTACCAAAGTTGTCACTTGTGAATCCCCATGGATAAAATACTCCTAGGTATTCATCAAAACTAACTAGGCCAAGATCGTTATCTTCAACAGCTAGTTCTTTATTCTGTCCCCAATTAGATAAATCTGTTCCAGTAGCAGGTAGTCTTGCTGGACTGTCGCCAACTACAAATGCAGTTAGGCCTCTATCTGTGTTAAGACTGTTTAGTTCTCCAATTAGTTCTGGATATCCAGGTGCAGCTAGTAAGTTAAACACTAGTCTTTCTTCATCGCGAATATCTTGATTAGAATTAACTAAAGCCTGCATTGCCTGTACAATTACTTTGCGCTGTGCTTTGCGACCAAATGTACCAGCACCGTTTTCTTGATTTCCGGATTCTGTAACCCAGCGGTGTGGATAATATGCTGCCATACTTTCGTCACCAAAGCGAATGTTTTCGTCAGTAATATCAACACTATTTCTTACAAAACGTTTTACATTAAACCCTGATCGACGTAGATTCCATAGCAACATTCCTTTAGGATATAGTGCTGGATCAGGTGCATCTGGATCTAAGTAATCATTTAACAGCATGTCTGTGATAGTACCTGGTTCGTCACTTGATGCTCCTGACACATTGTAACGTGCATCAGCAAATAAAATACCATTCTCTGTACTTTGATCTGTTTTATCTACTAAGTCCCATGCAAGAGTAGTTCCATTGTACTTGTAGATTACTGGATAATTTTCAATATCACTGGTGTCAATCCAAATATCACCGTCTTTTAACGCAGTTACGCCATCAGATTGTGAAGTAGGCTCTGTTGCAGCAACAATAGGACCGTCAGCATCTGTATCAGGAAGATAATTTCTATATCCTACCCAAGTATCGCCGTCGTGTACCATTAGATCAACTTCGTCAACGACGCTACTGTACCATAACAGACCGTCTTCGGCTAAGCTTGTTGGCTCAGAGTCGCTAGCAGTGTATACTAGAGGTTCCCATAAAGAAGCTACAAATTCATAATCTGGATCTTCTGTTAATGTATATAAATTTAAAGTTCCAGTGCCTGTTGAAGGATTATAAGCTGTTAGTCCGGCTGCATTTAACGGAGTTCCTAGGCCATCTAAAA